CAAACGAAATTAATCAGATATGGATTATTGAACATGCAAATGTAAGGCAACCTTTTATTTGTCAAGCACAATCAGTAAACTTGTTTTTTACATTACCGAAAGCTACTGAAGATCAAGAGGTTCATGACGAGTATATGCAATATGTAAGTGATGTACATTGGTATGGTATAAACAAATTAAAATCTTTATATTATTTTAGATCAAACGCTGCAAGAACTGCAGAAAACGTAAACATAAAAGTGCCACGAATTAAATTAGAAGAAGTGGACTGTATTGCCTGTGAAGGTTAAGGAGAATTTATGAGCTTATTAGGAACACGAGATTATTACAAACCATTTGAGTATCCTTGGATGTTTGATTATTATGTATTACAAAATCAAATGCATTGGATGCCTGAGTCTGTACCTCTACATACAGACGTAAAAGATTGGCAAGATTTAAAGCCAGTAGAAAAGAACCTACTAACACAAATATTCCGACTGTTTACTCAGTCAGATGTTGATGTGGCTTCAGGATATATAGATAAATATATGCCTATTTTTAAAAAGCCAGAAGCAAGAATGATGATGTCATCTTTTGCTAACATGGAATCTATTCATCAACACGCCTACAGTTTATTACTTGATACAGTAGGTATGCCTGAGATAGAATATAAAGCATTCTCTGAGTATGAAGAGATGGCTAACAAGCATGATTATGTTGGTAAGTTTAAACCAAGTAAAGCTAATAAAAAAACTATTGCTAAAACTCTAGCAGTCTATTCAGCTTTCACCGAAGGACTACAGTTATTTAGTAGCTTTGCAATACTATTAAACTTTCCTAGATTTGGCAAGATGAAAGGGATGGGGCAGATAGTTACCTATTCTATTCGTGACGAGTCAATGCATGTAGAAGCTATGACTAAACTGTTCAGAGAATTTATACAAGAGAATCTTGATATCTGGACAGATGATTTCAAAAAAGAAATCTATCAGATTTGTAGGGAAATGGTTAAACTAGAAGATAAGTTTCTTGATTTAGTATTTGAGATGGGAGACTTAAAAGGTTTGACTAAAAAAGATATGTATGCTTATAATAGGTACATAGCAGATAGAAGATTACTTCAACTAGGACTAAAAACAAACTACGATCAACGAGATAATCCTCTTGGTTGGATCGATGAAGTTATGGGAGTAGAACATCAGAACTTCTTTGAAGGTAGAGCAACTACTTATATGAAAGCTGGACTTAGAGGAAGACAAGACACCATAACCTTCGCAGAATTATAAGGAATATAAAATGAAAACTAAAAGGGAAGAAGCTGTGCTTTTAGGTTATAAATTATTGTATGATAAGACAGGTAAATTAATTACAGAACGACTTACAACAGACATAAATGAATTAAAAAAATATATGAACCCAGCAGATCATCATGTATTAGAAATGGTCATGCGAGACTGTACTGCAAAATTAGATCAAATACATAATTATATAGAATCTAACCTAGATGCTAGGAAAATGACCGATTAAACAAAAAATGACCTCATAGAAAGCCCATAGTTAAACGAACAGGGGGTTAGTAATACCCTTGGTCCAGAAATACCTAAAATTTAACTACGGGCTTCTATGAAGCTCTCAGAGCATTTAGCTATTTTTAACTAGATATTCTAATCTTTCTAGGCTTTTTCTCGTCTGGAACTATTCTTTCCATAGTTATCGAGAGAAGACCGTTCTTAAAGGTAGCTTTCTTAACTTCAATATCTTCAGCTAAGTTAAAGCTCCTCTTAAAAGAACGCATGGCTAATCCTTTATGGACAATACCTTGTTGTTCTTCTTCTGTCTTTTGGTAAGAGATAGTCAAAACATTCTCAGCAACTTCGACTTCAATATCTTTATTGGTCAAACCTGCTAAAGCCATTTCGATTGTATAAGTTTCTCCATCCTTTATAAGATTATAAGGTGGATAACTTGGTGAGGTATGTTGTAGTCCTTGATATTTGAACAACTCGTTGAAGAGTCTATCAAATCCTACAAACGAGGTTGATAAATTTGGATGTTTTAAATCCAAAAGAAATTTGCTATTCATAATTTTACTCCTTAATTAAGCAAGTTAATATACGTGGCACACATTATGTCCTACCACATTATTATATTATAGTGTCTATGTCTGGTTTGTCAAGTGTGGACTGTAAATTTTTATCGTTTCTTCTTTACCTTTAACTTTTATATTCCCTAGTTCAGTGAACAACCAGCCTGAAGGTAACTGTAATGCAGTAGCTCTAGACATAATAGTTTTATTATCTATGTACTCTCCTCTCCCTGCTGTCGCTTCGAGTCTAGCTGCGAGGTTGACCGCATCTCCGATAACTGAGTAGTCGAATCTACTTTCAGAACCCATGTTTCCTACAATACAAGTTCCTGTATTAATACCAGTACCAACATTAATAGGAGGCAATCCCCTCTCTTCGTATTCTTTTTGTAGCTCTTTTATTTCTGCTTCAATTTCTACACCTGATTTTACTGCCATCTCCGCATGATTCTTACATTCAAGAGGTGCGTTCCAGAATGCCATAATACAATCACCCATATATTTGTCAATAGTTCCACCGTTAGCTAAGATTATATTGGTCATCTTATTTAAAAACTCATTCACTAACAATACTAAACCTTCAGGATCATCATTGTTTTTGTAGTGTTCAGATATAGGAGTGAAGCCACATATATCCATGAAGAGAAAAGTCATTTCTCTCCTTTCTCCACCTAACTTTAAAAGCTCTGGATTCTTTTGAAGCATAGCAACCATATCAGGAGAAAGATAAGTACCAAACTGTTTCTTAATCTGCTGTCTAAGTTTAAATTGTTGCCTAAACCTAACGTAGAAAGCTGTTGAACCTGTGATGAACTGTGATATTAGTGTCCATGTAACATCTATTAACAAACCTTGTTGAATTATATAGAAGCCAAAATAAGCTGTTGTAAGCAATAAAGATGTAAATAGGGTAACACCAAGCGTTATACCAAATACGTTTAATAGAAGCCACACAAAGAGCACTGACAGGGTGAATACACCAACCTCTACAGCTAGTGCGTAGTCAGGAACGTAAGGACTATTTTCAATAAGAATAGACTCTGCTAATGCAGCTTGTATCTTATGTGGTTCTAAAAGTTGACCGTTGGGAACAGACAGTTGTGGCATTATTCCTTTAGCTGTGAAGCCAACGAACACAAACTTATCCTTGACATTCATTTCTTGTAAGTCAGTTTGTGGAGTGTCTACCCAACTTATCCACTTACGACCTTGAGTGTCTGTCTTTACAGGGGGTAGACCTTTAACTCTTATTTCTTCTATACCTATTTCATTTGTTTTTATAACGTATGTATCAGCACCAGTTAATATCTTTAGAACTTCAGTACCATAAGCAGAGACCCAACCATCAGGAGTACGTAACAGTAAAGGTAAACGCCTTATCAAAGAATCTACTTCAACCCTTGCTACAGCTATACCTTGGTTGGCGTTTTGTTTGAGTATGTCTATATTTTGAATAACGCCTTTTGCGTCTATACCACCTTTATCATCTCCCATAATGACTGTTCCAGTAGTAGGTGGATAATCCCCATTATCATTTTCAAACATTGCCAAAATACTTGGTGCGAAAGATAAGGCTTCAGCGAACTCTTTATCTCCACCAAATCGGTCAGGCTGTGGAAAGGCGACTACCCAACCAACACCTATTGCTCCGTTGTTTAAAATTTCTATTTGTATTTCAGAGAGTCTTTGTCTACTTAGAGGATAACCACCTTCTCTAGTTATATCGTCTTCTGTTATGTTAAGTACAGTGAAATAACCAGAAGGCTCTTGTTCCGGTATTAGAGCATCAAAGGTTTTAAGTTTGAGAATTTCTGTAGGGGTAGATTGATAAACTAAAGGCATACCCATTAGAACTAAAAGAACTAAGGGTATTAAGTGTTTAATCATACTGTGTAATCGTTAAGGTCTTTGTGCAATTTGATGTGCAGTTATAAGTAGCAGTAAAAGATTTATCTATTACTCCACTTTGAGTAACGTCTACGTTGTAATTATCTTTAAAGAAATTGAGTCTGGCAGTATGGTCTCCTGAACCTGACTGAGTTATTGAAGCTGTTCCGTTGTCCGCATCGGAATACCAGAATATATCAGCATCATGGTCTCCTGAACCTGACTGAGTTATAGTGCTCGTGTTACCATCAGCACGATTATAATTATAAATATATCCGTTGTGATGCCCTGAACCTGATTGTGTAATTGTACTAGTCGCATCATCACCAAACGCAAGTATCTTAGCATACTTATTATTACCTGTTTGATTAATCGTATAAGAAGTGTCATCTCCTGCCATAAGTATTTCACCATGATTACTATCTCCGTTCTGAGTTATAACTGCTGTGTTATCATCTTGGTCTAAGTCAAGATAACCATAATTATTATCACCAGTTTGAGTTATAGTGAAATTATTATCTGAATGGTTGGACCATTGAGAGTATGCTTTAGTAGTGTTTCCAGAGCCTGTCGTGTTTAAATTGATAGTAGCCCTAGTGCAAGTATGGGTAGAATAAATTCCGTTGCTTAAACCACAATAGACTGTAGCATTGTTTGTATATCCTACCTGCTTAATGTTGATAACAGAATCATCACCCTTCTGTTGGATTGTGGTCGTATTGTTACCTGCGAACAAAGGTAAACTAATCAGACTGATTAATAATAATCGTACCATCTCCTCCTCCGTTTACTGTTATATCTATAAGTTTTCCTGCCGATAAAATTTGTATGTTATATGCACTTCGTTTTTCAATTTGTAAGTCTATTGTATTTTCTACACTTCTAAAGAAGGTTAACATTTCTCCATCTACAAAACTATACACTTGAGCTTTTGGGTCATATCCTGCAATGATACCTTCTATAGTTACATCACCTATCTTTGAGACTTCATCTTCACCTTCTATGAAGGCTAATAAATCTATTAAGAAATCTACATTTAATAAATCTATGGATAGTCTGTCTATTGCAAGTTCATCTTCCTCTAATTCATCTTCATCAAAGTTTTCTTCTAAGAAGTCTACGTCTAATACATTAGTACTTTTAGTGTTTTGTTCATCAACTGCTTCTTGTACTTCGTCTGGTGGATTAACTATTAAAAGGTTATTAATAAAGTTTAAGGTCATCCCTATTAATCTGACTGGTTTAGTAGGGAGTGCTTCAGAAACACTCACCATAGTCGCCTGAAAGGGCTGATTTAGTATTTCTACACCTGCTGCAGTCTTTACTGTTATTTCTCCTGAACTTGTACCATCTTCATCAGGCAAAAGAATAATTAAACTGCGACCTATTTCGTCTACTGTCGTGGTGAAATCCGTGCCACGAATTGAGATGTCGGCACTTGGCGTTTTAATAAATATATTCTTTTTATCTATCTTTCCTAGCTTACCAGTAATAAATCTAGCAGTACCACTAGCCATGTTAATAGCCAATTTTGATTTACTAGGGTTGGGGTCATAGATGTATTCATCTACAACTATCTTAGAGTGTTCAGTTAGTTTAATAATAGAATCATCTAAGAACTGTATAGCCATACGACCATTACCAGTACGCACATCATCATTACTGAGTATGCCTAAAGACAGTTCAGCTAATAGCTTATCCCCATTTGTACTACGTAACACCTCTCCATTGCCACGCAGTTCAGATATAGAACCTATATCCGCATATAAAGAACTAGATAGTAGCCCTATTAGCAACCAGTAGTGCATTGGTCAATATTAATAACACCGCTTGTGGAAGCAGCGACTATATTGATTGTGTCCGTTACACCTGATGAACTTGTTGTTTGGTCAATGTCTATATTGTTACTATCACCAGTTATACTAGCTGTTATGCTCTTATCATCTGTACCTATTTGAGTTACATCCACGTCATTACTGTTACCATCTATGGTCCAGTTATTGACTGCTCCAATAACTTCACTTCTGATGTTTAAATCATTAGAGTTACCAGTTATTACTGCGTCAAAATTACCACCTGTGGCTGTACTAGAACTACCTTGCAACCAAGTTAATATGTTTTGATTACCCGTAGCACTATAGTCAAAGTCAGAAGAAGTTACTGCTCCTGAACCACCGGCTGTAAGTGTACTCGTATTAGAATCACCTATCTGATACATAGTCCAACTAGAACTTGCAGCTTGAGCAATAGCATTAGCCAAAGTGTTTGTATTACCTTGTTGTTTTATATCAGCAGTTATAGTTGCACCTGCAAAGGTAGACCTCGTGCTTGAAGTACCAACTTTGTTCGTATTTCCAATTTGGTCAATCGTTAGAGTGAACGCTCCACCACCTGATTGGGTCAGATAAATGTCATTGTTCCCTGCCCACAGATTAGACATAGATAGTATTAATAATAGTGTTAATAAATATTTCATTATTCTCTTACTCCTAATTCGGAATCAGGAGTAAGAGAATAATGAAATATTTATTAACACTATTATTAATACTAT